ACGGGTTTATTTTTATCTTCTGAACCTTTTCTTCTAAAGCTCCAGCCAAATAATGTATTTTTTTCTTCTGCCATTTAAATAATCCTTTACACCCTTTCTTAAATATTATTTATAACACTTAAGAAAGAGTGCCCGAGGGCACTCCTTAAGTTATTATATGATGATTTACGTTGTCTTATCAGATTCCCAATACTGCACTTGTAACTCAACTGGAAATTCCTCAATAACACTTTCGTTCTCATAACCCACTTCAATAGCTCCTAAAGAAGTTGGCCATGTTCCCCTCATGTTATAAGTTTTCTTTACTGTACCATCTTTATCCAATTGCTCAACACTCATATCAGCCATATAAGAACTTGGTTGTGTTAACCCAGTGTTCTCATTATGTTGATTAATGCCATTCATCCATTGTTCAAAAGAATTACGTACATTAAAGTCAGTATCGTTAATAACGGTAACACCCCAAGGATCAAACGTCCTATCACCAGCAATTTTCAATTGACGCCCTCTGAATGGAACTTCAATAGGTGCAACTGTACTTGCCGGTAAAGAAGATGCTTTACACATGTATGATGCTAAAGATACATCCGCAGTAACATAACTTGGAAAAGCCATCGTTACTTTGAATAAATTAGGTCTAGCACCGCCGCCAACTAACTTGGCTTTCATATCATCTACGCCTAAAATAGCCATCTTTAATTACCTCCTGCGATTTCACTAAACTCAACACCAGTGCGAGTTGCAATGAAGTTAAGTGTAATGTAGTTAATAGATCTTGCAGGTTTGACATAAATATCAGCAACAAACTTATTAGCATCTACAATGGCACCAGTGTTATTGGTTCCATCACAAACAACCTTAAAGTCTGTAATACCTCGTCTTCCTTTCACATCTCTCAAGAAAGGTTCAACCATATTTCTAAATTGAGCCCTCGTAAATTCATCATTAAATTCGAATAATGATGCTTTAGATGCTGTACTAATTGCTTTCTCCAATACAATAAACAATCTACGAACGTTAATTCTATCGAACGATGATGGTTTGTTTTGTAAAGTTTTATCACCAAATAGAACCGTACCCGAACCTGGGAATGTAACAATTGGGTTTACACCTGTCTTGTATAATTCATCCCTTTCGGCTTGACTAGGATTCCATGCTAGTTTAGTAACATTTCGAACATTACCACGAGTAAATCCAGCCGGTGAGAACCATGCATCTGCAACCATATCGGCGTTAGCCGCTAGTCCAGCCATGGAACCTGCCGCGGCAATATAACGATATACATCATTATATTTGTCATACACATATAGAGAAGTTGAATCTGCAAAGCCATAAGACGTTGAGGTTGAACCAGTTCTCCATGTAGCTACTGTTGTAGCCGGTGCTGCTGCATTTGCTGTAGCCGCTCTCTCTGGTGAGATAAAGCCTACTGCATCTTTTCTTGCTGCACATAGTGCAGTTATATGATTACTTAGTGTGATATTATCACCTGCACTCAAACCTGAATTGGCTTGGAACACTAAGTTTACATCAATTGTTTCCGCGTCTGCAAATTTATCATATTGAGCAGTAGTTTCACCTACTGTTAATACGTTATCATCTACACCACCAGTTATATTAGCAAAAAATATGTTTACTCGCGTAAATGCTTTTCCTACTGCTGAGTCACCAGCATCTGATAATGCTGCTGCGTGGTTTCCGACACGGATCCAGTTAGAGTTTGTATTGATGTGATCTTTATAGTATAAAGATGTACCATCAGTACTTTTAACATCGCTAGCTTGACTTAAGTAACTAAATACTTCAAGTACTTCACCAGCAGTGCCTGTTATTTCCCCAGTGTAGTCTCTAACTACTACATGTATTTCATCATTTGAACCACCTACTGCCGCGGCTCCGGCTGAAGAGCCAGGGGCACTCTCAGTCCATGTTTTCCAATTAGCTGAACCAGCCCAAGATGTTGGGTCAGTCGCAACTTCCACTGTAAGTGCATTACCAGTTACACCAGGATAACGGGCCATTGCCCAATCTCCAGCTGCAGGTGTTAATGTACTAAAATGGTCATCATTTTTAGCTAGGATACCAGTACCAGATACTGTTGCATTTCTGGCGTCTGCTCCCGTTGCTCTGACAACTTTTAGATTGTTGCCATAACTTAAAAATTGAGCCGCCGTCAGAACACTTTCAAAAGTTTCTGCGCTAGACTTCCCAAACTTATTAACTAATTCCGTTTCGCTACTCACAGTAACTACTTCTTCAACTGGACCCCACTGGAATGCACCAGCCATAGCTCCTATTGTTGACGACGTAGACGGAACGACATTAGTTAGATCGATTTCTCTTACCTGTACACCAGGCGATACTAGAAATGCCATTTATTTCTCCCTTGTCATGTTGTTATAAGTTTTCATAATACGTGATTATCTCAATATACTTATTTATAAAAATTAACCATTCCAAACTTTCCACTCCTTTCCAAAGGGATGTACATCCATACCTTTAGGCATATTACCTATCGGGATGACTTCATCTTGTAATTGTTTAACTTTTTCCTTATATAACATATGTTTTAACTTAACATCAGTTGATTCTCTAAAGAATACTGTAGATGAAAACCATCCAAATACAACTAAATTCATCATTAAATCATCAAATGAATTATGATCTGCTTCATATGATGCACCTCTTGCGATGAATGTACTCATTTCTCGTATAGTTTCTTCATCATGTATTATTAATTTCTTTTGTTCCAATATATCTTTTATATTAGAACAACCAATCCTTTTAACTTTTCGAGTCATTGTTATACCAATTGCATTAGCTTTAATCATACTCTCTACAAATACATTCTCATATTCTAAATCATAATATAAACCATTACATACTACTTGTCCAGCATCATTTGATTCCACTACAACGTATGCCATATTATAAAATGTAGCATATTTGAATATTACATCAGGGAATAGCAGTGGACTCATATTATTATCTCGAAATACACATACTTGTTCAAATGGATTTAAAGTTACATCAATGATTGTGAATGTGGAATAGTCTTGGCCTCTTCCCTTTGATACATCCACTGTCATTATATAATTATGGTCTTCTATAGGACGTTTATATACTTTTAAATTTTCCCATTCATCTATAGGTTCACTTGCTCTTAAAGCTAATAATATATCAGCTGATAATAATGTATTACCTGTACCATGAAATGAGTTACCAAATTCTTGGTCAAATTGCAATGGTGAAGTATTTTCTATGGTTGTTTGTTTCCATGCCTCATCTCTTCCTGGGACATCCCACCAATCTACTCTATATGGAACAAATTCATTTGTCTTTTGAATAGCTCCTTCATATAACTTATGGAACATATTACCTATACCATTAGCAGTAGATGTAATAATAACCTTAGATGTTACACCTCCTGAGATTACAGGATAAGTTGAAGTATAAAATTCTGTAGCATTATCTACGAATGCAAACTCATCAAGGTATACGAGATTAAGTGACATACCACGAATAGAGCTCGATGATGTGGCTGATGCTATAAGTCTTGAATTATTAGAGAATGATATGGATTTTTTATTAAGAGATGTACATCCAGGTTGAAGAAAGAATGGAAGACTTTCTAACATAAGAGTAATCCTACCCAACATTTCCCTAGCAATAACTTCCTTATTAGCAAGAATACCTACTACTTGTTCACCTTTAAATATAACATACCATAAAAGATATGCACAAACAGCAATTGATTTACCACTTTGACGACATGCAAGAACAATATTAAATCTATTATCTTCAAAATGATTAAACATTTCTGCTTGATATGGATATAGATTAAATGGTACTAATCCTTCATCAAGGTTAATAATTTTACAATGTTCTCTTGCAAAATATACAGGATCGGTTAAACACTTTTCGTATTCAACTAATTCCTCTTTAGTCCAGGGATGTTCAACGTCTGCACCACGGACATTAGGATTTCCTAAATAATAGTTTTCTATATCACTCATTTGGTAATTCTACAGTTGCGTCTATTATTTTTTCTTGACGTAACATTTTCTGTAGCTCAGCAGTCGATCCTATAAATACGTTGTTGGTATCACCCTTATGGGTTAATGCAGGTATTGATTCTTTATCTTGTTCCTTTTTTCTTTTATGAAGTTTAAGAATCTTCTCCCCTATTTCGGCGTTATTTTTAATTAGCTGGCCAAGTACTTCAAAAGCTCTTGGGTGTTCTGACTCTCGAGCAAGTTCTAACATTAAATCTATGGCCTCATCTCCTTGTCCAGCTAAATCATATAAATTTTTACGGACTTGGTCGTAGTCCGCTTCAATTTTATTTTTCGTGCCAGTCGATGTGTGCTTCTGGATTTTCGTCTCCATGTTCATGGTCATCTTCGTGTTCCTGTGGGTTCTCATAATCTGTATTCCATAATTCCATTACACCATACTTTGTACGGCTTTCATCTTTGTTACCACCTTCATATGGTATAGCAAAATTTTCTTCAATAAGAGTTTGGTTAGCATCCTTGCCATTTATCTCAATCGTACCAAGTACTCTTCCAAATTTACCTTTTTCCATATCTTCTGTAACTAAAGTAAATTCACCATTAGTTTCTGCCAATAGCTCAATTAATCTATGCTTTGCAGCCAATCCCCAAGATTTCTCTTGTAAATTTCTTGTTCTACTCTCAGGTGTATCTATACCCATTAATCTAATTCTATCTCTCATGAATACAGAAAAACCTAATTCTATATCTGCGTCAACAGTATCTCCATCA